CTGCAGGAGTGGTCATTTCACCAAGACGTGCTGTAAGAGCCTGTTCCATCATGACCAATTTGAGATAATCAGGATTTTGTTCACTGGTGTAACGTGCTGAAGTGGAACGGTGCTCGCCCAGGATGCCACGCACACGATTCAACATGTGACCGGCCTGTCGGCGGTTCAACTGTTCAAAGTTAATTTTGGAACCAAAGTAGCTTTCGAATACCTGGCTGATTTGTTGGGTGGCCCGTGGTGCGGCTAGTTCATGCAGTTTCATTTGAGAATCCTCTAAGTTGTAGATATTTAGCCGAATTAATACATTTTTCTAATTCGGAGTGAACACTGTCCAGCATTGTTTGTTTGGGCTGAATCTTGGTATTTACTGTTTCGTAGAAGTCCTGGTGGCGACCTCTATTGGCTTGACTCAGGCGACAGTATATGTCTGCTGCAAGTTGTTGGCGTTTGTGGTCCAATGTTTGTATGTTGTTGGCTAGATTGTATTGATGATATTTGTCGGCCACACACCAGCTGATGGCAGTGCGTTTGTTGGCAAAGGTGTGAATGTGTCGGTCCCAGGTCCTGACGCTGTAACCTGTATCTTGTGGTTCCAGGTAATAGTGTCCAAACGCAACATAGGAGCCTGATTGATCATCCACAATCATGTGTTTGAGATTGCGTGAAATTTCGCGTTCGGCCCAGCGTTCAAGTTTTTGTTCTTGTGATGGTCTCATGGCATTACAAATGTTGTCACAAGATATGCAATCACAGCCAACATTGTTCCCATGATGCCCAGGCCCCAATTGATCAGCTGATCATTGCGTTTTTCACTCATGATTTGAACCATGTCATGAACTTCGCGGATCACTGTGTTGAGTGCAAGAATTTTTTCCTCAAGAAAGCGATAGCGTTGAGCACACAAGTCTACATGTGCTTCCAGGCTTTTTCTCTCCAGATCAGTGGTTTCTGCCATAGGTTACTCCAATGCGGTATTTATGCTAGTAAACCAAATGTTCTGCTGGTCACCTTGAGTGGTCAACACTGTGGCAATGCCAGGCTGTTCGCCTAGCCCGGCCACCATGGGCACACCTTCGCAGTCGACCAAGAGACCTGCCAAGGGATCAGGATTGTTGTGCATGTCAAACACGCCTTCGCTTTCGCTCACAAAACTAAACTGCCACATGCTGTTGATCAGTTCAGGCTGAGTTATTTCTTGTGGTTGTGTTCGTAGTCCAAATATCTGCAGCAGTGTTTCGTAGTTGCGTTGCTGATTACGACTGCGGTGCCAGTTTTCATGATTGTGCACTGGCTGTCCAGCACGGTCTTGATAGGGTATTTCGCTGGGCCGAAATGCACCAGTAACCCCAGTGCGGGTGCAGTCAAATAGGGTTCGGCATTGTATTTTCATTCTACAGGTATTTAATGCCAAAAAGAAACCCCGGATTTTTTAAGTCCGGGGTGATTCAAACTAGGGTTAGATTAGTTTGTGAAGGTTGCTGATTCAGCTGTAGTAACAGCGTAGCCAAGAGCAGTTGTCAAGGCTGCGTCTAAGCCACCAGCGTTTGTGTAGTCAATTCCGCCAGTTGGAAATGTGGCCAGAGCCAATGTTGCTGTGTTTGAAGAGTTTGTGGTAAACTCATACATAGCAATAGTAGCTTGTTGCTGAATTGTCTGGATAGCAATTGCCAATGAGGTGCCGCTGACAGTGGCGTTACCAGTGAAAGTAACTGTGCCAAAGTCCAGTTTAGGACCAGCTGAGTTAACAGTTACACCGCTGACCACAGTGTTGATACCTGTGCTGTAGCCAGCACCGGGTGAAGTGGCGTTTACGCCCTGATCCATTACCACTACTGGTTGGAGATCGCCATTTGCGCGAGTAATTTGTGCCATGATAAGTTTCCTTTAAGTTAATAGGCTGTGTGCCTTGCTTTTATTTATGTCGGATCCAAAAAAATCATGATTTGGGATTGTTTTGGGCTCGATTTTGAGCAGCAAACGCATTGGGGTCAAAGCGGTTCACAGCCTTGGCATAGCCTGCAGGAGTGGCCATTACCCAACCCTCTTGGCCAGGGTGCTGTGCATCTGCTTGACGCAACAGATCCATTTTGAGATCATGCAGCAATATAAATGCTGTAAATGCTGCTGCCAGTGCACCGGTATTGCTGGTGGGACTCTGCAGGTATTCCACAATGTTGCGGAACTTTTGCGGTGTAACTCGGGTCTGTAGCCAGTCTCCAAATTCAGACAACAGGCTAGCAGGATTCAGCGGCGCACCTACTTTGGTGTTGATAAAGTCCACTGCCAGTTTGGCCAAGTCTGTGATCTTGTTGGCTCGCAGTTCCGCAGGATTAAACAAGGTGTTGATGGCAGCACCTTCTGATCGAACCAGGGCTTTTAGTTGTTTGACCAAGGCAGGTTCAGCTTCAAGTTGTTTGGGAGTTGCTGGACGTTCCAGCATGAGTCCGGGCACAGGATTAAAGCTCACACCACGCAAGGGCTGACGTGGTTCACCCTGATCACTGTACATGCTGTGGATAGCAATGCCAATGGTACTGTTGCCTATGCGCTGTCCCAAGGCACTTTGAACTGGAATTTTGTATTCAATAGTATTGGGACGGAACACATAGTTGCCAGACACAGCAGGCGGAGTGTCCATGTACAACAGGTCTCCTTTGACATAGCCACGGAATCCTGCGGGCAGTGCTGCTTCCAGTACAGGAAACAGCTGAGCATACAACTGAATCAATTCTGTGCGATCGCCGGACCGTCGGCTCTGTATGTCAGCCATCATTCTAGGACTGGTAGCAAGACCGTCATAGCCTTTGGCTTCAAATCCTGATCCGTCTGTGAGCACAAACTCACCTGTGGCTGGCTTGCGTCCAAATATCACAGCAGGCTTGCCGTCCCATTTGGCAGTCACTGTGCTGGGTTGCTCAATTGCCTGCTGCACAATGGTCAAGGCGTCTTGAATACCTTGTGTGCCACGACGGAACACAAGATCTTCCAGGTGTTCAATGCCTTTAGCTCTGCCGCCTACTCCAGCTGCTTCAGCTTCAGCAATCATTTGCACTGTGTCTGGTGCTTCAACCAAGGGCATCATACCTTGATTCACAATGCGATCTCTCAAACGAGCTAGAAAATTTACATCACTTTCTTTCACGCCCAGGTCAGGTTCTGCGAGTTGTTCGCGAGCCAAATACTCACGAAAATCTTTTAGCTTGGCATCACGCTCAGGATCACGAGCTAGATTTTGATAGATAGTTTCTACGTTTTTTAGATCATCTCGATCTCGACCTTGGCCCAGCAACACCTGTGCCACATAGTCTGGATCCATACCATTTTGCACCAGTTGGTTGGTTGTTCGGCTGAACATGCCATTTGCACCCACTCGGAGTCCCAGATGCTTGGCCAGGCTTGACATTAGCACATTGCGTACCATGCCTTTGTAGGCCGAGTCTGTGCCGCCGGCATAGAAAAATGTACCCCAGTCCACATTAGGAAAAAACATAAAATCTGTTTGCACAAAACCATTACTAGCATTACCGGCAATAGGAGTCTTGAAGTGCACTTCGCCACCTTTGCGTACCCAGTCTCTTGGATCTTGACCACTCTTTTGCACAAACTGTGTGAGTGCTGCTGCAATTTGATCTTTAGTGGTGTCTTGTAGATCCACTGCTAGATCAAGATCACCTGAGGTGGCAGCACGGCCTGTAGAGCCTAGCCAACGATCCTGTGGAAACTGCATGCCCAGTACACCTTCTAACCAACGAATGGTAGCAGGCACATCTGCTTGATTGATACGCTGGGTGGCCGGATTGCCGGCAGCGTCTTTGAATACGTTGCCGCCTTCTAGTAGTTTCATCTGTGTTTGCTTTCTGCGGTCGCTGTTCTTGTCAGTTGTTTGCCCGGTGTTACAGATCCAGGTGTTGGTCGCAAGTTCATTATGTTTTGAGCATTGAATGATGCTGGATTGGCAGTTGGTGTTACAGCGGTTGGTGTTACAGCGGTTGGTGCAGCAGCAGGTCCTGGCTGGTTAGTAGCAGAACCAGCCATTGCAGATTCTATTCTAGCAATTGCTTTGGCTTCATTGGGATTTCTAGGGTCAAGTCTTTGTGCACCAATGTTGATTGATCCGTCTGAATTTGCTCTCAGTTGAGGCATTGCCGCAGGATTTGTCTTTAGTTCTGCTTGTATTTTTTGAATAATCAACTGGTCCACTGGATTGCCTGTTAGTGTAAGATTTGGCCCAATGTTGTAGCCACCACCTGGATTTGGCAATATCTTGGGCATGGTTCCAGACAGTGTACGACGTTTGTCTGGGTAGAATTGGGTCAACGACATGGCATCATAGGCAGTTTGACTCAGGGCCTGCCATTGTGCCAGTTGTTGTGCTGCTGTGGCTGGCTGATCAAAATTCAAAATGTCTTGCTTGGCTGCGGTCAAACGATCAACCAAGGCCTTTGCTTTGGGTTGGGACAGTTCATCCACGTTGGCAGGCAACCCTTGTGTATAATCAGTACCAGCAGCACCACGCATGAGTACCTTGTGTAGCCTAGTGTCAAGATCTCTTTCAAGTTCGCTCTTGGATGCCGGGGACAATTGTTCGCGACTTTGCACTTTTTCTTTTTTGAGCATGTCAGCAATGGCCACGTTCCAGGCTTGCATTTCTTGTTTGGCTGCTTGAGCAATTAGTGGACGGGCTGCCTGGGCTGCTGCTTTTTGTCTAGCATCTCCATACGCAGAGACCCCAGTACCTCCTGCATCGCCTGTGTCAGGCACACCGATACCAGCACCTTGTGCAAATCCTGCCCCTAACGCTCCTAGCACGTTTTCATTCAGTTGTTGAGTTATTTCACGAATCTGCATGAGTTCTCCTGACAGATCTTGAAAACTTACCAGAATCTCTGGTGCGAATAGCGTTCAGCAGTTTTCTAGTGAGATTGTCTGCTTGCTCAGGTGAATACTCAGATTCGATCTGCTCTAGTAGTCGTATGGCAGAATCAATAAGATTACTGGCACGATTTTCAATCAGCAAACGACGATCACGTTCCACATACAACGTGTCTAATTCTTCTAGTATACTGCGTGTCTTTTTTTGCATTTCAACGGACCTTTGTATTATTTAGCGTAGACCCTTTGGGAATAAATATCTACAACGAGGACACAATCAATGACCAGCCAAATCAATCCCAACAACATCGACGGTAACTATCCAGTGCCCGGCGTGCCCAACAACACACAGGGCTTTAGATCAAACTTTACAGAAACTGCAACCAACTTTCAGTACGCTGCAGACGAAATCACTGACCTACAAAACAAGGTAGTGCTGAAACAGGCCCTGGCCGGAACCACACTTAACAACAACATGAACGATGGGTTGATTTCAGCTGTTAAACTAAATGATGTTTCGTATACCTATTTGCCTATTGCCACAACCAGTGGCAGTATTGCCATTGATTATTCAGCAGCAGCATTCCAACAAATCAGTACCACAGGATCAATTAGCCTGAGTTTCACAAACTGGCCTGCCAGTGGATCTGCTGGCTCTGTACGAGTGGGCATCAACATCACCAATGTTGCACACACTGTGACCTTGCCAGCGTCAGTGAGTCAGGGCATTGCCACAATTGGCGGTGTATCTCCGGGCACACCTGGTGTATCAAACACCATTACATTTGGCGCTGTGGGCAACTATGCATTTGAGTTTGTGAGCATCGACGGTGGCACAACCATTTGGATCTTTGACGACAGTCGTGATCCTGGTATTGTTAGTACACCTATAGCTTTTACCAACACCACTGTGAGCACCAGTACCACCACAGGTGCTGTGGTCATAACAGGCGGTGTGGGCATTGGCGGCAATCTCAACGTGGGTGGCATCAGTGCGTTTACTGGCAACATTGCAGGCAATATAAACGTCACAGGCAACATTGCAGGCGGCAATATCAGCACAGTTGGAATTGCTACTATTGGAACGGTAAGTGCTACTGGTAATGTCACTGTGGCCGGCACTGCTGGCATTGGCTTGACCAGCGCCGGTACTGTGGGCTATGCAGCAGGAGCAGGCGGAACTATTTCACAGTCTGGCGACAAATCTGGCACAGTGGTATTGAACAAGCCTGCAGGTGAGATCACCATGCAGAACACTGCATTAGCTGCTGCCACTACTGTGAACTTTACACTAACAAACTCTGCTATTGGTGCTAGAGATTTGTTGATTCTCAATATAGTAGGAGGAGTTGTCACAAACGCAGCTTACAATCTAGATGCTAACTGCACGTCGGGTTCAGCTGTGATTAGTGTGCGCAACATCACAGCCGGTTCACTCAGCGAAGCTATTGTGCTGCGCTATGCTGTGATCAAAGGTTCGATTACTTAAATATGATTGACCCCAAACTCAAATATCAGTTCGTGACGCCAACTGATTACGAATCAGTAAAAGGTCCCGATTGGCCCTTTTATGTTGATTTTGCACAGCACAACTCAGTTCCACCCTGGGTATATCAAGAAATTGATTCTATGCTGACCGTGAAGGAACCTTATGATCCAGAGTCATTTTGTGTGCTTCCTTGGCACAGTCAAGAGATCAGTTGGAATCGCAAATCTACTCACTGTTGTTTGCTTCCTGGCACATACAACATCACAAAAATAAAGTCCAACATGCTGCAAGGTCTCAAACCTGCGGAGTGTCAAAAATGTTGGAATCTTGAACAACAAGATTTGCTAAGTGATCGAAAATTAAAAAATTCAGCACTGGATTTTTGGTCCAAGAAAGATCTAAGAAATATTGTACAACAATCCACAATTGAATCTAATGATACACAGATTTTGAAACTCACTACCAGTTACACCTGTAATGCAGCTTGTGTTACTTGCAACAGCGGTTCTAGCAGTTTTTGGAACTCAGTTGAGAGAAGAGTTAATAAAACTATACCTATAAAAAAATACAGTTTTATTGATGTTGATCGAATTAAAACTCAAATTGATTTTAAAAATTTAAAAATTCTAAGTCTTCTAGGTGGAGAACCTTTATTAGAAAAGAATAATTTTGTGTTGTTGCAACACCTGATAGATGTTGGTAACACTGATGTTTTTGTTACTGTAATCACAAATGGCAGTACAAAATTAAGCCGTCAGCATGTTGAAATGTTTTCAGCATTTCCCAATCTAAATTTTTGCATCAGCGTTGATGGATGTGGACCAGTTTTTGAGTATCTTAGGTGGCCACTGAAATGGACTGACATTGTGACTAATCTAGATCAGTATCGATCCATTACTGACAATATTAGTGTTTCGTATACCATAAGCAATTTAAATATCTTATATCATGCTAAAACAGTTGACTGGTTCCGGGCAAATGATCTTGCCCGGAATCATAATGTTGTGTATGAACCGTCTTATTTTAGCCCAAAAGTATTGCCCAGCAATGTTAAGAAAACTATTAAAAATCTTCTAAGTGTCAAAGAGTTTGATGCGTTTGTTGGCAACGAACAACAAGTGAACACAGAGTTGTGGCAGAGATTCCAACAAGAAATTAAAAATCAAGATTCTGCCAAGGGCATCAACATACGTGACTATCTGCCTGAATTTTGTGACCTGGTTGGATTAAATTAACTTGATTTAATCTGTCCCAGCAACTGTTTTAGTTTGGCACTTTGAACGTCGCCGCTGACCTTGGCAACATCACCGTGTTTGACCATGGGCTTGTCCCAGACATGTGTGCCTGCTGCAGGCGCAGCCCAAGCAGCATCGGAGCTTGCAACAACCTGGCTCTTGGCCTTGATTGATTCCATGATTGAACTTTGTGGTTTGTTGTAGCCGTTTTCGTC